ACTTTTAACGGGCGTTTTTTCTATCAAGAAAATCAGCCCAATTTAACATTTTAGAATTATCTCTTTTTTGTTTAATTTGTTTCCCAAAATCACAGCATTGGGAGATGCTGATAAAGACGGTCTTTGCCGTATGATCAATAACTCTCCAAAGTAACCCCATCGGAAGCGACTTTGAAATTTGGACCATTTCTAATAATAAGAGCTACCCCCAAATTAGGAGCTGCACTCATAGTTATTGGTGAGAATATTAAATCTACAGTATCACCAGGCTTATTCAAACGGACAAAACTGTATTGTTTTCCTCTATATAAAAATATATAATCAGTTAAATAAGCGATTTCAACAATACCTTTTCCACCATTGATTACGGTTAACTCCGTTCCGAATGATTTTGAACCCGGACTGAAATAGAGAATAAGCAAAGTATCACTATCGCTCTTCACCACATAAATATTGCTTTTAGCAAGCAGTCGATGAGCATACCCCGACTCAATAATCGATATTCCTCTCTTTATATTACCAGATAATTCGCAACCTCCATATTTAAAATCAAGCATAAGATTAGGAGTAAATTCGGTTGTTCCAAATTTCCGGTAATCATTGGTAGGATTGCCTGAAGCATCAATACCTTGCTGCGATATCATATATCCATTCTGGAAGACAGCAGAATCAATCATCCCAAACTTACCAAGAATAATCCGGCCGGCCAATAAAGTCGAGTAAGGATATGGCGTCCATAATCCACTATTAGGGTTATTCTGAATCCATGTCTTAGGATCAGTTGTTGTATTACCAGGTACACGACTGGTCCACATATATAAGACATCATCATCATTATCCCCCATTAGGTATTCACCGTTCTTGAAGACAAGCTTAGCAGACCAAGACTCCGAACGAGGGAATGGTGTAGGGTTGGCAACAATGATATTCACTTGCTTACTATCAATCTCCTTTTTCCGGGCTGCATCTTCATAGGCATATATACTGATGCGATTAGCAGTCGGATATTTGTCTGATGGGATGGTATAGCTGTAAGAACTCACCTGTCCCGGTGAGTCATATCTATAGTGTTCAGCTACTGCCTCACTATATGCACTTTCTACGCATAATGTGAGATAGGCAGACATTGCAGTTTTATTACTTCCTTCTCCTGACCAGAACCGAATGTCCAAAGGTGCAGCTTGCACATTATATGCATTAAGCGAAACCGTCTCTGGATTGACACCAATCCAAAGGCGTTCCGTTTCGGCTATTAAGTAGAATGTTCCTGTCAGTATCATATCATACAATTTATGCAGTCCCGCTAATAGAGCCTGACAAGCCCATTTTAGCACGTACCATGTCTTCAAAAGTAATCTTCGCATTGGCTCCCGTAAATGTGGCGGCACTCTTACCAGTAAGGATGAATGCGACGCCGGCGTTATCTTTCAGAGAGAATGTCCAGGTTGTAATGAGCGAAGGAACTTCCTCACCCGTGCTACGTTTTACCGCTACCGGTGTGACTGTTGCAGTCTCGCCTTTTTTAACCACATTTCCACTGATACCTGTTATCTTGAGCAATGCGTAGTAGGGATCAGAAAAGTCAGTAATCTCATCATAGCCGGAGGCAACCAATGAACCGTCTTTCTTCACATCACAGCGCAATTTAAGTACGTTATCCACATCATTGGTAGAAACCACTTGAGTGCGAGATGTACCCCAGTTCGTGTCACCTGCTCCAAGCATTTTCACCCACTGGAAAGTAAAGCCGGTGTAGTCAGTGACTTCAACGCCATCCTTAAAGATACGAACTGTATCAGTTAACGACTCCCCGGCCGTAAGAAGCTGAGACCCCTTGTTATTCGAAATCAAGGCATCGTACTGGTTGCCGGTGGATTCCTGAATGACAACCTCCTTGGACAACGCATTGAAACCGATAGAGGAACCGGAGATTTCAACAGTACCTGAAACAGTGATCCGGTCATTGTCATACCCGGAGATGGGTACAAGATTCTTCATTACACGCAGGGCTGGTACCTTATAAGTAGCTCCGCCAATGGTAGTACTGTAAGCGTCTATTTTCTTGAAATAACCGACCATACCGGAGTTCGTAGACAAACCGTTATTGTCAAATGTCAGTAACAAGTCATTGTAACGATACTCAATCGTATTGGGTACAAGAATGCTACCGTCAGAAATATCACGCAGAATAACAACGACAGTCGGACGGCCATTTTCGGGTAGTGCAGTAAAGTCCGGTATAAAAACAACCGTTCCTTTATTATACCTCTGTACAAGCGGAGTGCCTTCTACACGAAGTGTTCCGTTGATGGTAGTACCATCCATCAGGGCAATAAGGGTAAAACTTCCTTCAAGATTCATACGTCACCCCCTTCCTGTTCAACTGGGTTTTCGGCCGATTCTTCAGTAGTGATATCTTCTTCCAGAGATTCACTATCATTACTGCTTCCACCAGTTACAGGTTCTTCACTATTGTTGCCCTCATCTTCTTGGGGAGGATCATAAAGGCCGCTTTCCTTTTGCTCTTTTATCAGCACTTTCAACTTGTCATCCGAAAGGATGTTCGGCGCAAAATTGGAAAGTACCTTCAAAGCACTGAGTGGCAGGATTACACGGCCGTCCGGAATCCGTTCGGCATACTTGTAATCGTAATTCTGCCCGTCCAGTTCTTCAGGTTTCACTAACAGATAATTCATAAGCTATTCATATTTAGGTGTTATAATCAATTTGCCGTCACTCGTAGTTAAGACTTTGTCATCATTTGTAGTCACTAATGCTGTTACTACATACATTTTCACAGCAGCATATACCGATATGGGATACAAAGGATCGAATGAATATGTAGAAGGAACAAACTCCACCGTTCTTCCACGGCCCACATTCTTTGCTGTACTGCCCGCTTTCGCAGACTTCGCGTACCAGTCAATCACAAATAGACTATCCTTGCTACTGTCAACCAATTGCTTATTATACGATAATATACACTCGTAACCTACAGTGGTATTCATGCGAGAGTTGATCTTGATGCCTTTCGTCTGCCGAATGTCGGCACGCAATGTCCCCGGCATCTCCACTTTGATGGAAGTCGTCGCCTGCATCTCGTCCGAAGTCGGAGAAGATGGACGCGTACCGCTATAGTAAGCACCACGAACACGGACTGAAATATTCCTGAAGAACCGGGCATCCAGTGTAAGAGTTTTCCCCCAGGTACCATTGGCGTTTTTACCAGAAACGAATACATCTAACTCATCCTCTGAAAAGTCTCTCCACGTCGTACCGTCAAGAACCTGCCACCAATAAGCTGCGTTGGCATCAGATACTATATCTTCACCAGAATACACCTGAGCTGTGATCGAATAAAGCCATTCTCCTTTACTATTCGGTATTACTTCGAGCGGGTTTATAGTCCATCCTTTTGGCCGGTTGATCTTCAACGAATAATTGTTTGAGTCAAAAATACTCGTCCGGAGTACAGTGCTACGCTCAAACTTTTCCTGGGTATTCTTTCGCTTATCGGTAATCGAGAATATGCAGTGTAGCTCTATTGGACTGTTGTAGTCCACATTCTTTTTCACCGTCAAAGAATAAGTAGGTTTGCCTGTTGCGGACACGACATAATCATCGTTATTTATGATACGATTGCTACCGTCTGCCTTTGGAGCACCTTCATACCATTCGGCACCGGTAATCGCTTGGCTACCGTTCATCAGCCCCTCAGGGTCCTGAACCGAAATGTAAGGCATGAGTACGCAAGGGATAAGCGAGCGATCCGGTTCATAGTCGTTCGTATCCTTATTATAGTTCTGTACAGGATTACCGGATAGAACCTGTATCTCTGCCAGGAAAGAATAAGGATCAATATGTACCTGTACGTCTTTGGGTTGGGTTTGTATAGCCATTTTAATAAGTGTCTATTATAGTTATTTTCTTATGCCCTGTTTTTTCTGTTACCAACTCCTCAAGGCTCTTACCACCGACTCTCTGAATAACAATTGTCATTCTACGGCATGGTATAAGTCCCAAGAACTTGTACCGGTATTCAACAAGGCAAGGAAAAACTTTTTCTAATCCCATAACTTTCAAATTCTAAATCCAACATAATTTTCTACTGTCTCCATATCTTCTCCCATCGGGATGAACACCCGACAGATAAATTTGACTCTCTGATAATCATAACCAAAACCTAATCCTACTCCATGCTCATCAGTATTGTCAATGTGTATCACATTCTTTTGACTGTCCACATAGACAGGCTTCCAGCTATTATCAGCTGGAATATTACCGGTATCCCGAAGCCACTCTACCGACACACCTGTAGTTGCTAACAGCACATTAGTTATGTCACGATTGGCGTATTTAATCCATGCAGTTATATCCATATTTACTTGACCGCGTTTTGCAGTACCTGGAGCAATAAAATCTAAGTAGTAGTTCTTATCCCCTTCGAGCAATACCCAACCGGCGGAGTTCCATTTAGGTTCATCAATCGTTTTATCGATCAGACATCCCCATTTACAGCCATAATGGTAAACAGTATGCTGTTCCAAGGTTGTAATCACCTTTTGATTCTCTAAAAGAGTTTCATAGTCTACAAATCGGTAAGGCTCATCACCTTGAGCTGTAGCCAAAGACCACTCTCCGCGATCCACTTTTTTAGGGATAATCGTTCCATTCCAGTCAGCTTCATAGATTTTCTCAAAAACACCTATCTTCGACATTACACCGACGTCAGTAGAGCCGATAGGAAGCTTCTCTATCATCTTTACGTTGGGAAAGCGCCCAAGAGTCAACGCATAGTTGTAATCTTCGAGAATCGGTCTGAATACATTCTGCAAAAACATGATCCTGCCTTCACGGGAAGATATCAGCCAGCTTTGAGCACGCTCGTTCGGAGCTTCACCAGCATCCGGAACTTTCGCATTACCTTTACGAGTCACATTATACCCTTCAACCGGTGGGTAGTTCTTGCCGCCCGGTACTTCGCTGTCGGGATAAAGAACTACAGTCAAAGTATTATCATTGCGGTTTTTCGATACTGGTCTGAACCAAGAAGTATAGTAGTCGGTACCTCCGATCAACAGCGAGTTAACGATAGAACATAATACGTCGTTTTCCTCTAATGTGGTCCAATCCGTATCTGTTCGTTTCTCCATCGTAAGCTGATAAGTGCCATCGTCCAACAATTCAACCTTTTCAATGGCGCCACAATCAGAGAAAGAGAAATCCCCGGCCATAGCATGAATTTCGTTGATGATAAGGCGTAAAACTGTCAATGAGTCCCGAATCTCCAAGCTGTTAAATTGCGCACGTCCATCAGGATATATGCCAGCTCCTTTACCGGCAATAAGCGAGTCGATAAACTCACCAAATTTCAGCAGATAATCGGTACGATCAACCCGATCTTTGTGTATGTACTTATCACCCTCTATATCGCCTGCTATATCGGCATAGCCGGCTTTAATCTTTTTATTGTTGACTAACAGATATTCTGCGACGTAGCTAAGAAGGTTCAAAAGGTCGATATTCCGGTGCTGGTGGCCAATACCACCTCCGGATCCGGCAAACTCAGCAAGCTGCTGGCCAACGAAAGTGGCAAAAGCTTCAGCGGTCGTGATACCCCATTCTTCGGAGTATGGGTTTTGAATAGGAAAGAGTGCCCCCTCGGAAAGTGGAAGGCGAGGAAACTCAGCAAGCCGAGGGGGCACTGTAAAAGAACCGACTTCAGGAACTGTGATGTTGAGAACATCTGCTGGAATATCGGTTCTGGGGAGGTTTAATAAAGGACGGGCATCCGCATATTTAAATGTAAATGTGTAATTGGAAGGGAGTGCACGGTCAGTGTAGCTGACATTGCTTTCAGTTACGACAATCTGACGCAAATAGTTGCCGGCATAAAGATACTTAGCCTGGGAGGGGAAAAAGTCAAGTAACCACTTGCGCTCATCCTGATTCAAATGGCCAGTGTTCTTTTGAAACTTTCGTTCGGTATCGACGCGGTATTCTTGAGATACTTCGTCGATCTCTGCCAGATTGTGGGTATGTTCTCCATTGAATGTTGTGGTACCATAAGCACGAAAGGTGTCGAGACCTCCGAGAGAATTTTCGAAGAGGATCCACTGCTCTTGCTCGGTACGCATGTCTTCAGCGTAATAACGCTGTATGTATGTGAGGCGTTGATTGGTTAGATTTTCAACCCATATATCATAATAGGCTGGCAATTTGTGGCTAAGCCAACCGGCAACTACAGAATACTGCAGAGGTATAGTGTATGCGATGCCGGCAACCATTTCAGCAACTGTGTAGTCGGTTTGTGATATCACGGATCCGGAAGTATCAGTGAAGTATGCGCGAAGCTTTGCCACACAAGGTATTGTGGCATAGTAAGTCAGGAACTCCGGAGAATAATAGGTAACCGGCTTTATTGATGGTTGCCATGTGAGGAAATTCTGCGTGAGGAAATTGGCGGCAGAATCGGCCAGGCGGTCAATACCGGAGCGGATGACACGGAAGGTTAATGTAGTGTCATTAATCATAGCTGTAAAATCTGAGGCAAGTGAGGATTGCTCATATACTTGTCCTGATTCGATCAGCTGGTAAGATAGCCGGGCATGGACGATATCACGCAGGTTTATTGTGATATGTCCATCTGCGGAAGGATCGTAACGCTGAGATAAGATTTCCACACCACCTTGTTTCAGAATAAAGGAAACCTGGACATCTGAAGAGATGTGGAATTCCTTTAGATTCTGAGATAGCGATAAAGCATCAGGCTGCTGCAGTATAGTCATATTGATTTCTTTTTATGCCAAAATTAGAGATAGAGAGGGGTTAATTAAAGGACAAATCAAGTAGGAGTTGTCGTTGGGCGTGAAGGACGTTCATTGGGATCCTTTTCTGAGAATAACGCTGGACGCAGGGATAAATCTATGCGATAATAAACTTTTCCACCTGTTCGACTTGTATAATATATATAATAAGAACGATGATAATAAGTACCTCCAGCATCGTAAATAGCCTTGGTTGGTGGTAAAGGATAAATGGCCGGAATTGTATTCTGATTTCTTTCATCTTCACTGATAGTATACCCGGCAGCAACATATTCATCTTCACTGACTTCTGTAGTAGAAGAAACAATCATCCATTTGTATTCTGTGTTCCGGACCATACGTTCAGATTCAGCTTTGGCTAAGGACAATGGCTCATAGAGTGAAGTTGTCATCAGTTCGGATGTAACCGGTTCCGATTTACCACCAATGGTGTATTTAAAGATATTGAAAAGTAATTCAACTCCCTGGAGAGAAACTTTGTGATGAACCTGCAGAGAGTTTTTCAGAGAGTTTGGGAGCAATAGATCAGCAGAAACCTTATGCATAGAGTTCCGAAGCATGTTATCGAACTTCCGATAGAATTTCTCAAAAATTCCAATAGGGCCATTGTATAACAGGGAATATCCCCATTTACCCAATAAATCATGATTGGTCCCGATCGCATAATTAGAACTATATTGCACGAAAGCTAAGATCGGTTTCTGATCCGGATTGTTCGCTACAACATCATCATCTGATGCTGTAGCGTCTTCAACGGAGCTTTCTACAGGGACACCATCAATCGTTGAATTGAGTGTGCGGCCATCACCAATATAAGGTGCTGTCTCTCCTCTTTTCATGTTGCCCCTGTTGGTTGTTGGCAGACCTGGAAAGGCAAGATATGATAAACAAAAAACACAGTCCGGTACTTTAACTTCATAGGCCTTGAGAGGACCGCCGGCATAATAGGGTATATTACCATCGGAAAGCCTTTCTTCAATAGTACTATCTGCATATCCTGTACGACAATAGCTACCATCAGCCTCTTTGTACCAGGCCTCAGGATATTTTGCCTCCAGTTCGTATGTAGCATCGTAGGTATTGCCTTCTGTAATAACAGTTTCTGAAGAGAGTTTGAGCTGTTGATAGCCGGGAAAAGATTCCTCTGGTTGGGATGCAAGGTAGGGTGTTAAATCGACTGTTGGCTTTGAATCTATGATGTCGTTGAACAATTCTATTCGTACAGTGCGTGCGACTTCATCAGGTATGAACTCACAGCAAAACTTTTTGCGATACACATCAAGAATGGTGTTGGCCATACAATCGGGAACCAGGTGCGAAAGCCTTATAGTGCCATTAACTAAAGAGTCTATGGTGTTATTGATGAAGACCATCTTACTGAAAGGTTCACTCGTGGTAAGAAAATGATCAAGCAAGGTATAACCGAAGTAAGTGAAGATACGCCGCAACAGGTATGCAGCACGAATGAATGGTGAAATGTAATAACCTGGCTCAAGCTTAATAATACGATTATTGACGGTTTCTTTTCGTTCGAAAGAATTGTAAAAACGATAGCTCCCTTGGCCTGCATTACTGGCTATACAAGTTCCTTCAGCATTCATATAGTTGATGCGGTTGACATATCGACGATCGCCGTCCAAGTTGACTGTTATTGGGAAAATAGCATAATCAGGATGGGAATTATCGCGAAGGGACCAACAGAAGTCAATTCCTTGCTGTACAGTAGTGATTCCTGGAATAACTTCATCGCCAAAGATATCGGTTAGGGCAACGTCTGATATCCTGGCAAGAAAAGAGCCTTCATTCATGTAGAAGGAAGTAGAAATCTTCTCATAGCGTTTTGCTGATAAAATGGCTTGCCGGCAGGGCATGAAGTAATCTCCATCCTGGATGCTACAGTCGATGTTGGCTGAAGGTTTGTTCTTGTTGGCCATACAATCGGGATAATTGGTAAGCTGACGGTTCAAGTCCGTATCCGGAAGATCAGTTGGCAAGGATTGTTCACCCCATTCGTTGAAAAAGAGGTTAGGGCGTTCGATTTCAAGTTGAGTGCCAGGAGTGAGGTGATAGGCTTGACCAGCTTTAGTATTGACTATTTTCATGATGCTTGTTTTTTGGATCCAATGGAACGAGAACGATTGCGAAGTTCTGTCTTCCGCTCGATGTCGGAAAGAACAACTGAAGCCGGTACTCCATACTCATCAAGATGGATGATGGAACGAGCCAACTTCTCCATGAGTTCTGGCGGCAGTGCAGTGCCTGAGTTGCCAGCAGGTGTCGGATCCGGAATTGAAGACGTCTTACTTATTGATCCCCCGGAAGCATAACCGGCCATGCGGGCGCGGATAGCCTGGTTAAGATCGAGTGTGCGGATGTTGCCAGCTTGCTGGGATTTATCCAGGATATCCAGGATAGGTGCTACAGTGGGATTTTCGACGGCAGCATTGCTGGCTACCCATTCCTTTGATTGGCCGGCAGGCCCCTCTCCTACTATAACGGTAGGATGATCTATGAAACCACGAGCGTCCGGATCATAATCCGTATCCGGAAAGAGTTTGCCGTCCTGGGCACGACGGACATCTATTTTACCACCTTCCTGACGACCGGTGGCGACGCGGGCACCGGTGGAAGCTCCGGAAGATGTACTTCCGGAGAGAGTCATATTCTTGACCTTATCGCGTTCGGCTTTGGCACTGGCCAACTGAGCTATACCGGTGACTCCCATGAGTGCAGCTGCAATGGATCCGGCAATAGGTCCAAGATCGGCATAGGCTTTCATGATAGAGACTGCAGTATCAGCAATGATCTGGGAGGCCTTGATTGCAAAGTTGACATCGGCATACTTTTTCTGGATATCGAGTTTCTTCTGAGCCTTTTCATTCTCCAGGCGTTCGACTTCATCGGCATCGCCCTTAGCGGCTTCTATTTCGGCGTCGTACTTGGCGTCGATCTGGTCCATTTCGGCTTGTTGTAAAGACTGAATGGCTCCGGAGAAAAGGTTCGCGTAATAATCGAACTGTTTTTTATAGCTGTCTCGCTTAAGGTTCTGGATAGCCTGTTCGTACTCTTCTTCAGTGAGTAGTGCCTGATCACGCGCGATCTTCAGTTGCTCTAACTCTGCGTTATGGCGTTCTTGTTGAGTTGTGAGACCATATTGATTACGAATAGCCAGGATACGTTGCTGATATTCGGATTCGAGTTGTTCCTTGGCACGATAGTAGGCTTTGTCAAGCTCAGTGGTATCAAGGTTATTCTTTTCGGCCATTTCCTTCCGGGCCTGATAGGATGCCTCGAGCACCTTAAGTTGCATAGCATAATCTTCATCGACAGTAGTCAGTTTGAATTGATCCTTAAAACTTTTGATAAGTTCATTCAACTGTGTTTGCAGAGCGGCACGAGTAACATTGGCTTCTTTTTCAGCATTGATAACACGCTGATTGGATTTTCGGACGATGTCTTCTTTGGTGTTGGCATCAGTAAGGGCCATCGATTGGGCATCAGAATAGTAGGACTGCTCAATCTTGAGACGGGCGTCAGCATTCTGTTTGTTCAGCTCCAACAGCATCATTTCGTACTGCTGCTTGGTGAGTTTGCCGGTGGACTGGGCCGAGTTCAGAGCGGCCAGAGAATCGTTGTACGTCTTCTGCTGATTCTGCAAGTCTTCTTCGCGGAGAGCTTCGAGGGATTTCACAGCTGCTTGCTCAGTAGATACTTTATCCCGCTGTTCTTTCTCAGCTGCAGTCCGAGCTTTATCGGCTGCTGCTTTTGCTGCCTTAGCTGCTTTTTCCGCTTTCTTTTTTGCGGCTGCCGGATCTTCTTCTGGAAAACGTTTGTTGTATATTTCTTGAGCGACTTCTGCGTATTCCTTATAAGTGTCTTTATTGTTTTTTATCCAGGCTTTCAACTGTACTTCTTCCATTTTGTTGAAGTTCTGGCGTGCCTCAAGCATTTGTTTTTGAGAGTGAATGGCATCCTCGACCGTCTGGCCGTTCAATTGCTTCAGCTTTTCTTCAGCACCCTGGATCAGCTCACCATACTTCTTGATATTTACCTCAATCTGCGGCATGGTAGTGGTGTCGATATAGGAGGTACTGCCTCCAAACTGACCATTGGTCTGAGTTATAGTTGCGCCACCTTGCTCCTGTTGTGCAATAAGATTCTCGTAGGTCTTACGATACTCTTCAAGTTGTTTTGTGGTCTCTTTGATTGCATTTTGGTTTTCGAATTTAAGCAAGGCACGTTGTTTCGCTAAGAATTCTTCGATTTTTTCGCTGGAAATGGCAATGGCATTACCGTAATTATCGAAAGCTGTAGCAGCACCGGGAACCATAGCCTGAATCTGTGAAATGACGCTGGCCAACTCTTTTTGTTCTTCGGCAGAGCGTGAAGACTTGCCGGCCAGCTCTTCGTAACGAGAAACTAAACCAGGAAGAGTACCTTCGAGCTGTACCATTTTGTCGAAATGCATGTCATAGGTTTCGGTATAGGATGTAAGTAAATCACCCATAGCACTGAAAAAGTGATTGGCTTGTTTCATTGCCCATTTCCAAAAGGGCTCTAACTTTTTACCCACTTTGTTGAAGAAGGCATCCATCGTATCGCCGAGGTTGGACTGGATACCTTCAAGTTCCTGCATTTGTACAGCCATAGAACCGGCAATGCCATCAATGCGGCCAAGTGATAGCAGGTAGTCTTTAATGGCATCCTCAGAATTACGAACTTCGGTAGTAACACCACGGAAAGTGTACTTGGTGGTTTCTCCGGATTTGGAGGCCTTGATACCAAACTCTTTGAGACGCTCGTTTTCGCCAGTCATTGCATCGAGAATGGCTTCGATAAGCTGATCGACGGATTTACCCTGGGAGGAAGCCAAGTCACCCATATTGATGAGTTCCTGGCTGGTGGGCTTCAGACCTCGGTTAATGAGTTTAATATAGGCTTCTGTCCATTCCTGCATGGAAGATGGCGTGTCTGCAGCAAGTTGCTGGAGCATCTTCATTGCGTCGTTGGCTTTCTTTTGGGACTGGAAAGTATTGCGAAGAACGGCTTCGTATTTAGCAAATTCTTTGCGGGTTTCGTAAGCCTGGTCATGTGCGGATTTGAGCCAGCCAACAAGCTTTACTGCTATAAAGGCTTTGACGGCAAGTTTCAGTTTGGACATCAAGGCTACACTCTTATCAGATTCCTGATTAACTTTCTTACCGGCATTGCGTAGTTCACCCATGCGATTGCGAACATCAATGAGCCTGGAGTTCAAGCGTGCATATTCTTCTGGATTAGCTGATTCCGAAAGATCATCCAACACTGCAGTAAGTTGCTTGGCTTCCTTTTTGAGTTGGCCCATAGTCATATCATTGATGTTCATACTACGGTTAAGGGCACTGATCTGCTTATTATTCTCTGAAATGCGTTTACTGTATTCACTACACTCCTTAGAGAGGTTCTTGTACTCTTTCGAGTTCTTTTTTCCTTGAGCTTCGAGCTCTACCATAGCCTTGCGGCGTTCGCTTTCCTCTTTCTTAAGGGCTTTGGTATCCTTAGTGAGGGTATGGAGCTCTTCCTGCAGTTTAGAGCTGTCACCGGATATGATGTACCTGATTTCGTCTTCAGAGAGATGTTTCTTAGCCATGTCGATTTAATTAGAGGGTTGTTCAAGAGCTTGCTCCAGCTCCTGGCGGATGGAGCTTCGGATTTCCTGAGTGTAGCCGTATTTGATCTCCGGAAAAGTTTCGTGATAGAGAACTCCCCAGACTACACGGTTGTAAAGTGCAAGATTGCTACGAATGTGACGGGAGATGCGATCGGATCCACGACGATAGTTGATATCCAGGAACCGAAGGTACGGGAAGATGCGCATGTAATAGACTTGATTATTATCGGTGCCTTGAGAGGTGAAAGGCCGACGCTGAAGGTGTGCTACCAGGTCTCCGGAACGAGTGTTCAGATAAGTACGAACCACGTTCTCTTGTGTCTCGTAAATCTTATTGATGCCCTGGGACATGACATCAGCTATAAATTTGTTGCGGATTAGTTGGTCTGTTATCATACTCGCTGCTTATTTCCAGCGAATGTAGAAAGAGGGAAAGGATAAGGAAAGGACAAAAGTAGCCCAGGAAACCTGATATTTTTTGTGTAACTAATACGGTGGAGGTTTCCCGGGGCCTTACTCTATTTTATTTCTTTCGCCTGGAGCATCCAGCGAAAGTCTAAGCCTGCGGATCCGGGGCGGTTCTGGTACCGGTAGCCGGCATCGTGCATGGCTTGATGAACTTGATCTTTGGTGATCTGAGCACCCGGATCAATGCGACGGATGGCGTCGAAGACTTCATCGGTGGTAAACCAATGAGTCGTATGACGGGCATCGGGCGCCGGCTTGAATGATGCAGACAAGGCTGCAACGTGAATACTAATATCTGTGATGGTTTGTTCTTTATCTTTCATTGTTATCTAATTTAAAGGTTGATAAATGGCGACTAATTTCACGGAGATTGCGAACGATATGCAGACGTTGAGTATCGGCATCTTTACCGTATGGAAATGTTTCTTCCAATATAATATCAATTACTTCATCGACATTGGATATCATAGCACAAACATAGTTCTGATCTTGCATGAACTTGATGGAATCAATGGACGAAGAAGAGATTTGTGCTCCATCAATATTAATAGGATAGAGTTTATTGTCCTCATTGGTAGTCATTACTTACCTCCTTTCGAATTAATGCAATGCTCAGTGGCAGGATCAGCTGATATCTCCGGATCCGCACAATGGGAACAGATGGTCTGAGACTCATCGGTCCACCAACAGGTTCCATGATCGGGATGAAAGCATGGATCATTTTCAGTGCATCCGCAAATACGGCAGACACTTGGAGTTACAAGAGTTTGAGTTTTGAGCATTCCTTCGCCAAAGCTATAATAACCACGAACGGAAGCGTAAGAGATGAAGCAAACAGACTGATTGTCATCGTTGCCTACCCTTACACTGAACTGGCCATCTTGTGAATCGAAGACACCGGCACTAAAGGTAATAGCTTTTGTTTTGGGGTACTTCTGATTGAGTTCATTGACTTTTGCTTCAAAGGAACACTTCAAAGAGTCCAGAGCACATTGATCAGTGATCAACAGACGATCGAAAGCTTTCGCAAACTCGCACATTTCCCGCCCCTTTTTGTTGACGTTGGAATAGGTTTGCACATGATGGATGAAGAACATCATTTGGAACCTCCTTTCTTTGATTTTTGCGCCATAAGGTAGCAATAAACTACAACTAAGATGCAGGGTAAACAGATAAATGTAGCGCAGATGCTGGCAATGGTAGCAATGTACCAACGGTCGGAAGTGGTTTTAATTTCGCAGTCACATAGACTACGGTAATAACGCTCTTGGAGCGTGTTACAATCCTGCGTTGAGCGGAATGTAGGCACGGCTGGCGTGCCTTGACCTAATGTTTTCATATACGAATCGTTTGGTTTGGCATTAATGGCAAGTTTTCGAATACACGAACGGCTGTCATTTTCCCGTTAAAGTCGCCAAACCAAACGATTCGTGTTCCCGAAGGTCCAAGAAATGGAAAAGACAGCCGTAAGTTTCGTATATGAATTTGCATACAACATAAATTGCAGCAAATCTATGGACATAAAAAAAGCCCAATTTCGTATTGAGCGTCTACCGGACGCAACGGGATAGATTACTATCGTTTGATTTGGCACTGCAAATATGGGGATTTTATTTTGATTGACAATAAAAAAACGGAGTTTTTTAGGCTCCGCTTTATACTATTTATAAACATCATCCCAGCCACTTTTCTTCGTATCTTCAGCAGCTTGCTTTCTCTCCTTTTCTTCCTTCTGCTCCTGCTTGTATTCGCCAAGTAGCCTTATTCCATCCATGATGGACTCACCGTTACCGATTTCCTTAAATAAGATATACCGGTAAGTTTCGGCACCGCCCTGGCCTTTCACTGCTGCAGAGAAAGCTGTGTGAAGTTTCCAGCCTCGATTGGCCATGTAGTTAAGAGCGTCGATCATTGATGAGAAGTCAATCACTTCACCGTCTGCATCAACAATCTGATTGTCACTCGATGCCTTGTAATAGTACTTCTGTTCGCCAAAATCAAAAGAGATTTTGATACTTCGGCCAGAAGGGCTTCCGGTCCCGATCATTTCACAATAAACAGTGCGTAGTTGTGCATGAGCAGACAAGGCCAAACTCATCAGCACAAAGATAAATAGTACTTTTCTCATTTTGTTTGTATTAGTTACACGTGCAAAAGTAGTTTATTCCGATGTAATTCTTCTTTATTTGGAGAATAAAAAATGTCCGGACAAAATGCGTCCGGACATGAAAAAGGCGGTGAAGTTAAACTTACCGCCTTTACAAATATCATTCTATTATAAGTTTTATTCGAAGGTATTCGAATATTTTCTCTATTTTGCCCTGTCCTAAATTCATTTTTCCATTGAGGAAGAGGGACATAGAACTTTCCGACAGACCTATCTGCTCGGCAAGCTCTTTACTTTTGACATTATGGAGCTTCATTGCCTCCTTGACTGTTTCTCTTATCATTTTTTTTCATTATATTATACTTAGCTACAAACTCAGATGACGCTCTCAAAGCATCCGAAAGCTGTTTCAAATTACAATCATCTTGAACCTCAATAGTCAGTTTAGGGAACTTATTGCGAATGAGAAGCAATCTGTTATTTCCATCATCCTTTCTAAATTCGAAAACAGGAGTAGGTAATGCAATGGAATACCAATGAGAAAACATATAATCTCCCATTTCACTCATGATTTTAGGAATCTCCGCTGTAGGATTCATCATTCGTTGCAGTAACGTTTCCTCTTCAAGAACACTGATCTTCTGGGTTTCATTATACTCGTGTTCTTTGAATTTACAAACGATTAAGTTCTCTGTATCTGTCAAGACCCACCATCCAGGCAGGTCTTGACTTTTTTCTAATTTGAATCTATTATTCTTCATCTTCTTCTAATTCTATTGAGTATAAGCGACTATCCCAGTCAAATGAGCGAGTACCATCAACAAATGTAGGTGTTGCGCCGAAAGAGAATGGCTTTGATTGAATAACTGCCAGCCCCCAATTACTTGCAAAGGGGCGCTCATCACCATATTTCTCATTATACATATCCAGCAATTGGGATTGAGCTTCCTTGAGAGATAAGTTTGACTCAACCACGATTTCAGTACAACCATTAAAATTTGAGTCTCTGTTAGCAATGTAACTGTTAGTCTTTCCAATAATTCTATAAGTAGTCATATAATTGACAGTTTCTACGTGTGTCTCACGGCTGTATAACAGCGATTAATTGTTTTATGATGCTACAAAGATACAAAAAGTTTAGGTAATACCAAACTTTTGGGCAAAAAAATTTAGGTAATACTGAATTTAACATTCAAGATAGCACAAATATATTATGAATAAGCTATAAAAAAGGCCTCCAACTCGTGGAAGCCTTTTATCTGTTGTGTTTTTAAAAGCGATGCCCCTTTAACAGGATAGCACTTTTCTTTATACGTTCACTTAGGTCTAACAGACCATCAGCTAATATATTTATATCTTCTGGGCTAAATGCTGCAGCTTTTGAATTAACATGATATCCATTCATGCGTTGGCTCAACCATGAACGCGATTTATGGAAATACTCTTCAGCAATATACGACCAGGTTATAGCTGGAAAAATATCATGCAATGCTTGTTTGAAATGATACTCTCCTATCAACGCTTCTGACTGCTGGATCGTCTCTTTTGCATTGTCTGCAAGAGCTTCTCCAAATTCATGTTTTTCTTCTTCTGTTTTACCAGCTAAGATTTGAGCCATCGTATCCCGAAATTGCTCTCGTTGCTCATCCGTCTCCAGCTGAAGAAATCTATTCAACAAATTGTCTATTTCACTTTTTGCACTCATAATCGTTTCTTTATTTGGTTTTTAAAGCACCCCCTCAATTCATGAGGGGGTTAATGTTAGTCTTTCAGTTGTTTGAGGAGTTCGATTAACTTATCCAACTGGATATCGATTAGCCTCTCTAACTCTCTTCGTGGGTATCCTTGCTTTAGCAATTCCTCCTCGCTTAGAGCATAAAACTGCAAGCATCGCTTTACATGTTCTATGTGAGCCTTTAGCTCATCCTGATTGTCAAACATCGCTTTAAAAACACAGTGCAAATATAATAAACATTTGTTTATTGACAAAGCTTATGGCAAATAAATGTACCTATGAAATGATTATTTAACACTTACATAACCGTATGTGGATAAATCCTCTAAGAAGTGATCTGAAGAATCGGCTCGGATCACATGGCCGGTCTGATCGTGAAATCGGTCGGCAAAGTGGTACATGTATTCCTGGTCGGTACATTCACTATCGAAGCGGCTGCTTTCGCGTAACTTGGTTACAAAATCGGCGGCGCAGGTGGCGGTAATTTTACCGCCGTCCTGCAAAGTGTAGGTTGTTGTCATTATTATGCTAATTTTTTAGTTCTGAGTTTGAAAAATATTTTTTGGTCGGCGGTTAAAAAAGGAATGCTTGATAGTTGGCATCCTGCGTTAACCATACCTTGTTGTGCAAAGGTAATCATGTTTGCGGCAAAGCGTACCCAATTCTCCATTTTTGTGAAGTTGGTCGTACCGCCATGTTGGCGAAATTCAACCGTGCGGTGGCGGGCGTAGGCTTCGAGGTTCAGCTTGTGGTAGCGGGCGTTTCCAAAGACTGAACGTAGCTGTGTGATGTTTTGAGCTTCCCGAATGCGACTTTCAGATATACCGGAAAGAGTTTTGCAGTAGGTGTTATTACGGCGGTTGCTCGGCATAAATCCGTCGATTACCGGTTCGAGGCGGCGGTAGGTTATTGCCAAGTTGCGCCAAGTCTCGATGGTAAAGTCTGCAGCGTCCATGTGGATGTGTAGGCCGCAGCTGTTATTCACTTTTACATTGCAATACTCAAGTACCCAGCAAACTTTTTGTAACTCCTGTAGTCCGGCCTCTCCTTGCAGTATCGGGCTTACCAACTCGAAAGTGTTGTTTCCGCTAAGGCTGGCGTCTGTTACAAGCTTCCAATGGTCGCGCGTGTCATGGTTGTAGCCCTCAACTACTACGTTGATTCCGGCCTCGCGAAGCTCGCGGGCGAGGTGATGTTTATCGCAGTTATAGGCTTCAATCTCGATGCCGAAGCGGCGGTTAAAAGTGTAGTCTATTTCAGAAAGAATTGCAGCTGCAGGTTGATGGTTAAAAGTGCCTGCCTCAAGCATTTTTTTGTAAACGTTTTGCACGAAACCGTAGTTTCCGTTGGTTACCAAGTCGGCTACCTGGCGGCGAGTTAAACCTAAAAGAAGGAGCTGTTGTATTTTCGCTGTCTTCGTTATGTTCTGATTGAGAATGTTTGTAACTTGTTCGTTCATAATGATTTACCTTTATTATTGTACAGCTAAGGTAACACTATTAACGCACACAACGTAGCAATATCTCCTTTATTATCAGCTACTTAGCATTGTTTAGCTTGAGCTAAAAAGTGATTAGTTTTTGCGACGGAAGTAATAAATAATGGTAGCCAGGAGGATTAAAACAAGGTAGGGAATGAAGGGTTTGTACCAAGGCTGGGCTTTCACTTGATAGGTCGTTTCCGCCTTTACTATTTCATGAGATTGCTCCGAGGTGGTATCGGAACTGGCGATAAACTGCTTCTGACTGATTGTGGAATCGGACTTGCTTTTGGAAGATAGATCGATATCGGTTACAGATTTGACCGGACCATGTGAAGCAGTGTCACCAGTTTCCGGAGGGAAGTACTCCACGATCCGGACGGCGAGGTTAGATTCTTGCTCATGCAGGTAGCGGGCAAACTTTGCATTGAAGTCTATGGAATCTTTCCGGGTTTCTTTGAGGTGGTTAGTTTCGATATCGGAATGTGAGGTTCCTGATCGCGAACTTCGACAGCCCACGATCAGGAGTAAGATAAACAACACAATCAATATATTATGAACAAAATTCATGATTACACTATCTTAAAGTTTCAGAATCTGGTTTCGATTGGTAGCCCCTCGATAACTAACGTGGACCCAAGAAAAATTCTTCTCATCGATGAGTTGATCAAACGGTAATCCAAGTTCCTGAATGAGGTAGAATAAACGGCGGTTTTCGTTGGGATTGCCACCTGTGATATCTGCGGCCATTCCTTTCATGTGATCGCTGGTGGCTGAACCACCGATTTTACGATTCAATGCTTCACTACGGAAACCACTATTAATTGTAATTGGTTTCCCATAGGCCTCCCTTAGTGGATCCAGTACATGTTCCACCAATTGTGTGAGGTTCGCAACATGTTCTTTTTTGCATCGATTGTCAATTCCAAATCGATCTGCTGTGTTTGAGCGGCATAATTCCGCAATTGTGAAATGTTTCATATATTTTTATTTTAAAAATGTATTAATACTCCGTCCTAATTTTTTCTCCATTTCCCCACGAAGTTGCGCACGGAATATGCGTAAGAAAGGCATCTTTGGGTATATGATAAGCATGGACGCACTAAAACTCCAAACTTCGCAGGCTCCGGCTACAGCCGCAGCAACAGAAGTGATGGTGATGCCTGGATGGAACATGTGTTCAATCATATAGACCGAACCTAAACAACATCCGTATATTGCAATTTTGATGCAGGTTTCACGCCCAGCTTCCGAGTAAGCAAAATCTCCCTTTTTCAGTGAAACTGCAATTCCCCAACCTAAATCTACCAAGATGAGGATAAATACTATAAGAAAAGGGTAATAGGCAGGCGCAAAAAAATTGAAGATAAGAAGTAATAAGGCCACTAACCAACCGTAGAAAGTGGAAAATACATGGCACAAATGGTCTAAAATTGATCTAAGAAAAAGTTCCATAGCGTTCTTTTTATTTCAAAAGTATAGTGTTCTCAGCAACGGATAAAGGACATTTATTGTGGTATCTTCACTTCGAAAAGATCAGCTGCAGAGGAACTGAACATGAGTGTCCAGCCTATGGATTTAAACTCCGGAGAGATAAAAGGAACGATATCATGATTATCGGATATCTTATCCAGCCAAGGGTAATTTTCCGCACGAGAGTCCAGGATGAGTTTCTTCCGGAGAGAAGCAAGAAGGGATAAGGTGATATCCGAGGCAATGGCAACTTCGATCATATCGGCTGAGTCGGTAAGCTTCATGGCGATAGTAGCCGCCAGCTTCTGTTGGTCTAAAATGGAGTTTCGGGAATCCCGGGACGAGGAGAATTCTCCAAAATCAATGAAGAGATAATTACCCGTGATATCATTCACACGCCTTTTTACATCATCGTATGATTGGCCGAAAACAAGATTCTCAAGTGCTGGCATGAACGGTGCCGGAAGTCCTTTCACGTACTCAAGCAGAGCGGAGTACTGTGGGAACTGGCTTGCCCCATTGCTAAACATGGAGATCACCCCTTCTTTCTGAGGGTATTGAGCGAAGTACTTTAATAATTTCAGAATCATAGTATATCATTTATTATGTAAATGGGTAAGCCGGTTTCATTCGCAATGTCTATCTTTTCCATCTTAGCTGAGTGAAGGCTTCGGACGGTATCAATGAGTTTCTTACGAAGAATGGTCAAGTATTGGAGAATATTCATTCGCTCGACGGTATAAACGTCGCCAAGACCATCAGAACTCAAGTTATACAGAGACTCAAGAGCACCGGTAGAAATGGCAGACTCTTTGGTATTCTTAGCCTCTGTAAGTAACTTGAATTCGGTTTTGGTAAATAGATAATTAACGAATGCCTGAAAGTTAAAGGCGATAGCCGTCAACTCATCCGTCGGCAGATTTACAAACTTGTGTGCAAGGGCATGAGCTCCATCAGAAGAGTACTGCTCCGGATAGTAAAGGATAGCGGCCAGAAGTGGAAGTTGATCCGGTGATCCGCCGATTAGGGAGCGAGCCTCGATAAACTGAAGAGCTGTCAAAGAGCAAGTGAGCCGGTTGAACGAGGTATCTATATTATAGGCTGAATACAGCTCGTCGTCATCGATGCGAATTGCCGGGATCTGCTGTTTACAAAAGCATGAGTCAACAGCATAGTTATAAGGCTGCTTACTCAGATATCTGGCAATGGTGATGCCTGTTAGGCGGTGTGGGGGAATGCGCTTACATAACTTTCGTGTTTCAAAATCGAGGTCCTGAAGAGCAGCATCGTTATCCGGATAGACAATTGTGAATGGAAATGTTACTTGCTCAGCCAGCCAGGTTAAGTTAGCCAATCCATCAGAGTTCTTTATTTTTTTGAGTTGCCATCCCATAACACGACACACATAGTTCACACGGACCATAGCAATAGAGAGTTTGCCTTGGGCCATCAAGGATATATCATGGATCAGTGATCGGAAAAGATATGGAGTAAGGCTTTCCCAGGTATTAGGAATGCTATATTGAACTCCTTTCGCCATAAAGTCAATGGTAGGATTTAGCATGGCATCACTAATATTATGTCATCAGGACGGTTAAAAGAAGTGTTAGTATCAACGGATCCGGAAGAATCCGAAGTGAGTATCAGGTCGATATTGGCTAATTCTTGTTTCACTTCATCCATTAATGAGGCGGATAAAGCAAGCATGCGTTCCTGCTCATCTTTTCCGGATCGACTTGCCTTGGAATCATCGAACAGGCTCCGGATCGTAGGCGGAAACTCAATGATATCAAAACGTCGGAGTGCAATGGCAATGGTTTGTTTTGCCAGGCATCGATGAAGCATACGCAATACATCCTCTTTACCTTCTGCTCGTTCAAAGTAGGCGGATAGGCCATCGTCCAGAGCTTCTTTCTGAATAGGTATTGTCCGGAAGAAAAAGAGATAAGAGAGGTCGATGGAGTATAGCATATCGAAATCTTCGGTACTTTGAATTCTAAGTCCATCAAGAAGTTTCTTGTAGCGGGTTTCTTTCCAGGAAGGGAATTTATCTTCAGTATCGAGCAACTGGATTACTGTATCCATCGCATTGAAGTAGTTTTCAATAAATGAGCGACGCATGGTTTCCTGCTCATGCTTGTAGATATCGACATCATTTTTACGCTTAGAAACGATATCGAATATGAGTTGCTTTGCCATTGTCAAATTGGCCATAGCCATACATAAGGCCTCCTTTAGCTCTCCATCAACCTTCACAATCTCAGAATAGACATCTTTCGTTAGTATAATAATCATCATCTTTTTGGCTGAAACTGCTGATGAGTTGAGCTGATCGAAGGTTATATTACTTTCGGCATACGGAGCGTATTTGCGAAACTCCGCGATGGTAGGAAATAGTTCTTGTAATATTGTCATGACTGTTGCTTATTAAGTCTATCTTTGGGTGATACTTCTTCTTGGCGGGCCGGAACTTCACGATAGAAGCCAAAGCGATATCCCTGACTGTATAAATCGGGAAAGTTTATCTGCAGAGCCTGGTTAAATGGTTCTGTACAAATTTCGTCTTCAGAGGTGAGCGACATAATGTAGATCAGATAGTTGTAATATGCATCAGCACCCGATTTGGAAATAACTCCATCTTTGCTGACGCTCGAAATTGAAGAATCAAGGCCCACACTGGAGAGTAAGACTTCATCGGCACGTTTATCGTAGGATATCAGGGCGTCGATATATTCTTTATATTTCAAATCGACAGTTTCTATTTTCCAACGTTCTTCCTCGCCTTGGCTGTTTTTAAAGCTAATAGTTGCATAAGCTTTTCCCTGGTTATCAGCCCCAGAAAGATAACGGGATATTTTACGGAGTTCCGACTGCAAATATTTGATAAGTGTTGACTCTTTAAATACTACACCAATCTCAATACCATTGTATTCCAGAAGTTTCTCTTCCTTTTTTCTACGTTGTTTGTTTTCTTCACAGAGCTTGGAGATTTGGTTTCGTTTAGACTCAAGCCAGGCGTTAGGAATGATAATATGAATCTTAGCAGCCAAGGAATTACGGAGGAACGAGTTTATATAATCGGCGGTATCATTGGAGCCTTTGATATACGATTTCGTTCCGGCATGTGTTTCATTCACCCCGTAGAACTCATCAACGGATTTTTCACGATGGTGTGATATCGCCGCAAACTTGTAATTACCGACCTCTGACGGATTGAATTTAGGATAGATACGGAGAGTTGAAGTTCCGTAGCCCCATCTCCCTACCGCTATATGCCGGAAATCCTTATAATAGACTACATCGGTGGCAACATCCTTCTTTGTTGTCGCCAGCCGGCAATGCTTATTTTCCATTATTTCAAGACCGGCAACAGGGAGTACTCCTCTACCCTTCCCTATTGTAAATCGCCATTTTACAAAGAAATCACGGAAATAGTAGTAGTTCTTAATGATAGATTTGGCAACCTCTTTATGATCCGATTCGAGACCACGATCCTTCCAGCTATTAAGCCAATCGGTGACAGTAGGGCAATCAACCCATTCTTTCTGCAATTTGCCATCGACAATCGTAGGCTTGTACACGCTAAGCCCATGCCCATACAACATACTAACCTGCTTGGTTATCAAGCGAGGAAGTAGTCGATTCTTCTTGATATCTGAGGCGATCTCTTCGCACTTCAGATTGTTGAAGCCACGGCTACAGACTTGGAATCCCTGGATGCTTTGCCATTGCATATCCGGAAAATTGCTATCATTAAGTACCGGAAACATAGGATCAGGATCCAGCACTGACGAGAGTGGCGTATCACCGATTTGAAATGATATTACATTATCGTCGTCAAGATAGCAACCGTAGTTGCCTACCATTTTAAGGTTGCTTTTACTCATAGCCAATCTATTTTATGAAGTTTGAAACCATCTTGTGGAAAGCCCATATACCGGATCAGTATGCGGTAGCACATCTTTGGCTCACCATCTGCATCACTGAAGAGAAAGAAGTTATCACTATCAATGCTAAACCGTTCCTCCGGAAGTTGGGTGCGCCATTTGCATCCTTCTTTAACCGTTAGATTAGGTATTGCCTCCCCTCTATGCCTTGAGCATGGGAAGAAGGCAATGGTGAAGCATCCATTAGGGAGCTTCGAGATCTCTTTAGCCCATTGCATCGCCTGAATACCTGTCATCGTCATTTCCATGCCCGAAAGTAGTGGGTTTCGGGGTGCGCCAAAAGGACGCACTCGGGGTTTGTCATATTTTCGGAATTTTTGGGAGGGGGTGAGCGGCAAAGTGAAAACTCAGCGGTGCGTGTAGGTATGCGCCTTGCAAGAAAAATACGTTTTAAGTTTTCAAAAGCAAAGGGCTATTTCCCAAAGTATTAGATATTATTCGGATGTCAAACAGTCCCATTATTATACTTTTACTGATACATTTTTAGGGTGAAAAAGAACTACTATATAGCAAAGTTATCGGGTAAATTATCCGGCATTGATGATAATTCGCTTTGCACTTTGTTTCCATAGCGGCCAAAAAGAAGGTAAATTAAGGAGCTGGGGAGCTGTGTTGTTAGTCCGGCCTGGTTCTTTAACGGTACTTTCTTTTCTGATGATTTATCAAGCTCTATGCGGCCCTCTGTTTTCTTCAGTGGTGACAACATGATAGAGCTGCAAAGGTTTTTGCACTCGTTTTCATCTATCAAGATTTCCGGCAGGGCATTACTGCGGCCACCAAAAATAAGTAGCAACAGTTTGAATTGTTGCCAATAGTAAATTGTAGACTGGCCCTCGTTCATTAGTTCAACCTCGAAGCCATAACTTTCAAGCTCACGCTTTAGTACCCGGCTGTCAGTGGTGATTTGCTCCAGTTCTTCACGACGTTTGTTACCGGCACGGTCGGGATATAGAATAATGCGTTTGTTTATGGAGTCCGGACCAAAGAACTCATAGAACTGGCGGGCGAGTTCCGGTTGTTCATCTGGATAACAGCAATAGAACTCTTTTAGGATCCGGAGCTGGCGACCATAGTTTTTTTCCTGGGCAACAGTCAAGGAAGAAAAGTGGCCGGGATCATAGCCAACGAGAAGTTCATCGTGCTTACTGTAATACTTCAGGTAATGAGCCGTGAGGATGAAGTGTTCCCGGAGGTCAAGTTTCAGGATGGACTCGTAAATATAGCTATCGGCGAACTGATGTTTTTCTTTGTTGTAGTTAGCAAAGAATTTGTTAATTACTTCTTTGTGACGGATGGCACAAATAGAAGTAAGGAACTCATCCATATCGAGGGTTTCGAGCTGGGTTTTGAAGAATTTAGGACCAAGAATATCCTTGTTGCAGAAAGAACTGGCACGAATGTAAAGAGTTGCATTTCGACGCATGTCGGCCAGGCGTGGTTTCCAAAGTGCAATGATGCGGTCTTGCTTTATGATTTCGAGACGGATGTGCTCAAGAGTAACAGGATTGGTTGTCTCACGCTGTGAATTTATTAATCTGTATTTCTGATAGATAGCGGCATTTACATGAAGAGCAACAGTAGCTATTTCTTCAAGCAGTTTATGGTCCATGTGTTTCTCATATTCTTCAAACCAATCGTCCTCTCCCAAGTCAACGCGAGCGGTATCAGATACACCGGTGATACCTTGGTAATATGTTGAGCGGCGGATTTCAGCACTGGATCCACGAAGTGAAGGGAACAAACGGGTTTTCAGTTTTTCACCCTTGTTGTGCTTCATTTCTTCGATGATTGCATGAACAGCCGATCGGCCTGCGACTGATTCCGGTTGATCGGAACTTACTAATTGGATGTGGTGGCCATCACGGAAAACAACGCTGTGCTTGGGGTACGATATCGGATATCGGGGACGGCGGAAGTGTGAAGGGAGTTTGGCTTCACCGACTACATAATCGATGCCGTATTCAAGCATGGAGCGTACCTTTCCGCCAACGGTAACTTCTTTGGAGAAATATGCCTGTAGGTTGGGCCAAACATTAGTCATGAGAGCGACGTAGGTCTTATGTACCAGGAAGGAAAGTTCACCGGGCATATCATTGGCCACACGAATAATGCGGGGACCGGTAATACCTTCAGTCTTGCCACCGGCGCGTGCAACTTCAGCATATAGATTATTCGGATCGATTACATTAGCCAAGATTTGCATCTGGTTCATGTAGTAGGATTCGAAGCTCGTTGTCGCATCGAAGGTTGTTTCTGGAGATGAGAGAGAGTTTGAAGATTGGCTATACAGTTCTATTCCCATGTTATTCCTCATTTAGTTCTTCGTATTCTGCCTCCTGGATATCAGCATCACGAAGGAGACGTTTTTTCTCTACTTTTTCAATAGGAAGGCTGTCGATGAGATTGAGATAAAAACCTTTGTTATGCTTGGCTGCAATTTCTTTTAATGAGGCCTTACTGTATCCAAGGTCTTCAGAACTGAGTTCTGGAGAGATAAGAAAAACAATACCCAAATCACGATCAGCTTCAGCTATTTCAGAAGCACGACGACGACACTCCAGGGCGGCGGAGTAACACTTGCCCATTGTTTTATAGTCTTCAGCTGCAGCACAAAGCTTGGCTAAGTCTTCATATTTATCGGCATAATTTGACTCCCATACTTTGATAGATACATTGTTATCAATGCTGAAGTAATTTATTGCAGCATAGATACGAGCTTTGCAGGTACGTTCGTCAATGTTTATCTGCTGTTGTGCATTGATACGTTGACGTAGCTGCTTTGCTGCACGTGTTATGTTACGTTCGTACTCATAGATTTCGGCAGCCCATTGAAGCTGCTTCAAAAAGATTTGTACGTCGGGCGCAATTCCATCACACTTTCCAGTGGTGAGGAAAGCGGATATTAGGTCCGGATGTATCTTATCAAGGGTGTCGAGTTTATTCATATTCCAAAGAGTTGATTTCTAAGGTCTTTAACAGTACGTTCCTTCTTGCGGGTTTCAAGTGTTTCAATAGCCGTTACATCTCCAGCTTCAGCTTTCTTGGCGAGCTCGGCATCTATGTTGTATTCGCCGAGAGCACATCCGTTGCGGTAGGCGTCGTTGTAAACATCACCGGGCATGGTAAGGCGGATGGTTAGAGCTATCTTCTCTTTACCTCGGAGGCCAAGAAGAGAGCAAATGCGATGGGGAGTGTATCCGAGTGCGCCGAAGGTGCGCACTTGAGATACATACTCGTCACCGATAAGGATTGCCTTATCTACATCGGAGGTTGGGGTGAGTTCTTTTTTCATGTAAATAGAGATTTGGTATCTTCAGCTGAAAGGGTTTCTCCATTCCGGATCAGTCGGATGGGTTGTTCCTGGAACATGGCACGATACCGGTGGATTGTGGCTGTAACATAACGCGGATCTATTTCCATCGCATGGCAGATACGGTCGATCTGTTGACAGGCCATGAGAGTTGATCCGGATCCAGAGAAGAGATCAACTACTATCTGGCCGGGAGTACTTGAATTGGATATCGGATATGCCATGAGGGCAATAGGCTTCATGGTGGGATGAAGGCTTGAGCGTTGTGGTTTGTCGAAGTTCCAGACGGTGGTCTGTTTACGATCGGAGTTCCATTGATGGCCGGCACCAGGTTTCCAACCATAAAGGCAAGGTTCGTGCTGCCATTGGTAGTCTTGGCGTCCCATGACCATCGTATTCTTTACCCAGATGCAGCATTGGGCTATTTTGAGACCTGCTTTCCGGAGAGAGGCACGGAAGTTCTCCCCTTCACTGTCGGCATGGAAAATATAATAAGAGCCGCCAGGCTTGAGAATGGTAAACATGATGGAGAACACTTGCTTGAGGAAGGTGGCAAACAAATCATTTTCCATCGAGTCGTTTTGGATCGTAAGTTCATCTTCAGTACCGCCTTCGTAGTTGACATTATAAGGCGGATCCGTAACACATAAGTCAGCATGCTGGCCGTTCATCAGCGCAGAGACATCTGATTTGGATCGACAATCGCCACACATCAGGCGATGGTTGCCAAGTAACCAGATATCACCTGGTTGAGCTACAATTGCGGTGGTATCTTCAGCTGCAGGAATGTCGAAATCAACTTCATCTTCATTTACTGCATCGGATTCATGCTCCTGGGGAAACAATGGGGAGAGCTGGCCAAAGTCGGTGGCTTTGACTTCGTATCCGAGGTTGAAGCGTTGGAGGGTATCGGAGTCGATATTGTACTTCTTGAATAAGAGGGTGTCTGGGTTCTTAGTGGCGAATTCGGAGTTGTAGGCGGCGATCTCTTCGACAGCTTCTTTTTTGTCTGCGGCGAATATGGGTTCGTAAGGAATATCGGGGATGGTGAAACCAGCCTTCCGGAGTGCGATCAGTGCTTTGCGGCGTTGATGGGCATCGATGATCCAGAGTTTTCCGTCAGGATCCTTCCAGGCTTTGAATGCATACTTGAAACCACGAGTGATGATGAGCATCTGTAGTTTCGATAACTTATCAGGATCCGACTTCTTAAAGTCTTCCTGAAGCTCCAAGAATGAATCCAGCGGGGCGGTCGGTAAACCACCCAAATTAAATACTTCTATTAGCTTTTCCATTTTAGTCTTTTGAATTAAAATCTTTCAATATTGCTTTGAATAGGGCCTCACGTTCACGATGGCGGCGGAGGTTCTCTTTATCCTGAGTGCGCCGAGTCTGCCGATCGGCTCGCTTCAGGTAAGATTCGTATCTGCGGATGTTGTCTGCTACATTCTTGTGCAAGCGTAGAAACTCGTGCGGATCCGTCTTCAGTAACTTCGTCAGTTGCGCTCTCTCCGACTGATGAGTTATGAGCGGATGAATGTAGAGGAACTTCCCAGTGTCGTTGAACGATTGCAGCTCATCGAAGGCCTGCAAGTTTCGGATCCGGAGTTCCACCATGTCCATGATGTCACGTTTGACCGGTTTCTTATCCAGGCTTTCGTCGAGCTGCTTCATTTGTTTCCAAGTGACCACACGATCGTTGTAAATGAGTGTGGCTATTTGGACTTGCGGATCGAAGAGGTTGTCCCAGTTGATTTGCGGGTACTCCTCGTGCTTTTGGACTTTGCTGGAGCTGCTTTGGGCTGCTCTTTTTTTTTCTCGGTATCCAGGGCTTGTTCGGCTTCTTCAGCGCGAGTTTCAGCTTCTTCCTGAGCCTCTTCCGCTTCTTCTGCACGTTGCTCGGCCTCTTCTGCTCTTTCTTCGGCTTCCTCAAGGGATTGTTCCAAGGCTTCTATTTTCGCCAATTCTGGAGTGTTTTCGTCAGTGGTACCGATAGTCTCGTCAGAGGCTGAAGTATCACTATCTGTAGTGGTGGTTTCATCTGAAGGAGTATTCCCGGCATCGATACCGGCAGTCTCATCAGAAGTTGAAGTATCACCATCTGTAGCGGTGATTTCGTCTGAAGGTGCATTCCCAGTAGCGGTACCAGGAACTTCAGTAGCAGCTCTCAGCTCATCTAACTTTTTACGACGAAAGGCACGAATGCTTTCTCGAGTCGTCAGATCCAGGAGAGAATAGAGGATATCACTCGCATATCTTTTCGGATCGCGAGCATAAGTTCTCAGTTGAGGAAGCCAGGGACGAACTTGTCGCAACAGTTCAAGGTCATATACTGCAGCATCCGGATTGCGGAGGGCATTAAAATGAAGTTTCTTTTCTTTGAAATTATACATAGCTTGTTGGATTTGAAACAAGCTAACTCAACTGAATTTTATCAATCGGTTAGCCTGTTAATGATGATTAAGCTGTCTGAACACGCGTTCCTTGGACTTCTACGAGTGTAGCCGGGTCCATAACTCGGAATGTGATAGAGGAACCGGCCTTGGCCGTCCAGGTGGCACCATCTTCGAGAGTGAAGGCTGTACCATCGGCAATAGTGGCAGCTTTGTCAGTACCGGTACCTTCAAGAGTTATGTAGCGACCTTTATCATTGGCTGTGAGGCCTGATATCGCATTGATGGCGTAAGTCGCTGCGGATCCGTTCGGGATTTCGTACCGGTTGTTCTGAGGAGATATCGCCAAGGTTGCTGAGTCAGCCGCATGCTTGGCTGCAGGAACACGGATAATATCGCCAGCGTACTTGTAATATTGATCTATGCTGGTACGTTTGAATGTGAAAGTTACATAGCGGCCATCTTTATCATTTTTGGACTCATAAGAAGACAGTACCATTGGGCGATCATAATTGCCGAGAATATACCATTGCTCCTCTCCTACTTCTTTGAATATGACAATGAATTTGCCACCGGCATGTTCTTCAATAAAAGTGAGAAGTTGGTCGCGCATACCTCCCATAATCATTACGAAATTATTCTCTCCACTGGTGGTGATATCACCTTTTTCACCCGTTGATGTATATGTAGGTATATCATGGGCTTCAAAATACTTCATATATTGTCCGGTCTTCATAGGCAAAGTACCTATTTCCCTATTTACATTAGGCTTCGGAAAAGTTACATCTGGGTTGATTTGGGAGATTTCAATCAAATAGACCTTATATGCTATATTCGAGCCATGAGTTTGTCGGTCGGAGACATCTCCAACGTCACCGATGGCCATCATGGCGGCGAATGAAGTGCCGGCGAAACCTGAGAGGCAGAAGGGAGAAGATGACGGATCCAGAAACATTCCGATAACGAAGGCGAATGCGATCAACGTCATTAGTGAGAGAAAGAAGCGGAGCTGCATTTTGCGAGCCGCTTGGTTTCCTTTGCGAAAAGGATTTGAAATTTTCTTTGCTTTCATATTAAATAAAATGATGGGTTAAAAAGAAAAGGGCGGGCCAATAACCCGCCCCTGTCACCTAAAAACAATTAATTACCAGACTAACAAAGGTTATCTTACACCTGGAATGTTAGGCTGTAGTGCGGCGTTGACCTTGCGGACACCGGCTATCTGGCGTTCAAGTTCCAGGAAGTTTCCTTTGCTATTCAAGATTAACATAATGTAGTCACCGACCTTAGTAGGTGTATATGCTTCTGTGATATCGGCAAACTTACCGGCTTTGGCAATGGTGGTTGCATTTTCGGTTGATCCACACTCGATGATATAAGCGACACCGGCTTTGGCATTAGTGATATCGGTAATGGCTTTGGCTGCAGTATTGGCTACAGTGATTTGCCAGAAACCTTTGGAAGCATCTACGGTGGTGGCATCAGCTTCCATGTCAACAGCAGGTTTATTCATGAAAATTTGCTGCCATTCGTAGTTGTTTGCCTTCAGTTTATCCAGGCTGTCGAAACGCCGGCCGGTAAATGAAGCTGAACAACCTTCTTTCCAAGTAGACCAGGCTTTTACAAGTTCCATGTCTTCTTTAACCTTGATAGACAGCATTTCACCCGGTACGTATTCCAGGAACTGAATGTTTCCAGGTACATCCATAAACATGAGAGGGAGCTGGCCAAGATATGGAAGCCAAATGATGTGTACGTTCGTATCAGGAACAACATACTTATAACTGTCTGGTCCGGTGAAGTCGATATCCTTACCATATTTGGCACGAACGTTCTTGATCCACCAAGGCTGATGGGTTTTGTTCAGGTACAGAACATGGTTGTCAATGTCCATATCTTCCGTGCAGGAAGTAATGATGTCGGCAACAAAATCCTGAACAGCATCCAACATATCGGCATCGGTATATCCACGATAAGCTTCATCATCATGAGGAAGAATCTTAAACTCATGAATGTAGCGGAGTAATGTGTAGATAACACCTGTAGAAGCATTCAGATAGCTACCTGCAACGCCTGTCTCCGGTTTTACATAGATACCACGCATACGGCGTTTGTTTTGCTCAACCTGGGCGGTTTCCAATGAGTTCAGAATACAAAACTCGATCATATTCCACTTGATCGGATCAGAACCCTCTTTGTTTAAGTAACCGATGTACATGCGCTCCAGCTCTTTCATTGGACCGAACTTGAGCTTGATCATAGCATCGTCAACATGTCCCATCTCGTTTTCGAGCTTCATGTCACCCTTCCATATTTCACCTTGTTGGTAGGCTTGGGAAACTTCCGAGAAGAAAGCATTGAAAACGAGATCATGATCCTGAATGCCGTAGCGTACCGGGAAGTACTGAGTGAGATCACGTTTCGTGAGAACACGAGCAATCAAGGCATCTTGGCGGAGAACTACAAATTGGTTACCGACTCCGGCAGTATTAACGCCTTCGTAATTAGTTCCAAATTCACCGGCAGCCAATTTCTTGGCATCGAGCATGCCATTGGCGTGCAAATAGGCATAGCGTTTTTGCAACGAGCGAGAGAAAGCTACAGCCTGTTTACGGAAAGAAGCGCCTTCTGTTTCTTCGTCCCAGGCACCGAATGAAGCTGCAGCTGCCGGATTAGCGGCAATACGGTTCCAACGATCGGACATGGAGAACATGGAATTTTCGATACCAAACAAGAACTTCGTGCGATCTGCAGGACCTGTGAAACTGGTAGTGGTAGCGGTTACCGTCTGAATGGGGCGGTCTTCAGTGGCACTATTTTGCATCGTATTGATCAGGCCTTGTACGGCTTGAGCAAGTTGTACAAGGTCGGTTCCGGTTGCCGGAGTTTGAGTAGTCTGCACTACCGGTTTTTCTTCTCCACTTTGAGTTGCATTCTGGCCTGGATTAACAATACTATCCAAAATGCCTTGTACCTGATCCACCTGCTCTTGAGTGATAGGGGTATTTGTAGCAGCATGAGCTGCCATGTCGGCGGCTAAGTCATCCTGAAGAGTTGATTGATACTCTTTTTGATAAGAGTCAACAATCTGTTTCCATTCTTCGTCAGTCAGCTGATTGGCTTTTGCTTTGTCCAGCAGCTTCAATTTCTGCAGGACGGTCTGAATTCTTTCTTTAATATTCATGTGAATGAAAAAATTAAGTTATAAATAGTTGAGAGCGTTCTTTTTGATTGTTTCCAAGTTGGTGTAGTTCCGGCCAAGGTCTACAGCGCTGGCAACGGCTTCGAAAAAGGTCATGGATCCATCAATGAGTTTCTTTTCGATGGCATGAGTTGTATCGAAGGTCTCGCCCCGGAAGACAGGATCGTCTTCCGGGAGCTCACCCAGTTCCGGACGGCTTGTACGGACTTCGTTCAGGAACTGCTCAGTGAGCGGGTTTAGCACATCTTTGACATATTGCTCCGGTTTTCCGGCACGCATGTCGTTGTACTTCTTATTCTTGAGGTCTGATTTATCAGCGGTTTGCCTAATGATTTTAATACCGAGCTTCTCATAATAGCCGCTAAAGTCATAGGTCTCGACCATTGTACCGATACAGCCAATTACTTCGTTGGCTGTAAGTGCGGCGATAACATTGGAATGGCAAGTGATGTAATAACAGGCAGAGCAATCGCATTGCTCTACAAGGGTTATGATGGGCTTATTCAACGAACGCATGGTCTCGCTGAGTCTATCAAGATACCAGGCTTCACCACCTGGTGAGTTGGCATGAATGAAGTGGCAAGAAATAGCCGGATTAGCTTCAGCATCCAGGATATCCCGTTCAAATTGCTTGGAAGAGAAATACCAACGACTATCAGCAGTGATAAAACCCCAGATACGATGGTAGGCGATACTACCTTCAGGAAGTTCATTGGAAGAAAAATCACTGGTAAGGGTTACTTCTTGGAACTCGGAAAGTGCATACAGTTGTTGCTGGATTTTAGCAAGGGCTTTATCTGCCAAGTCTTTATATGTAGGCGGATCATCATCGAAGAAGAAAGCCGATGGTGTGGGTGTGTCATTTGCTATCAAAGGGAAAGCATCCATCATGGCAGAAGTGAAGCCTTCTGCCGAGATGAGAAGCTGTTGAGTGTTTGATAGAAGAAGCTGTCGGAGAAAAGTTCTGTTCATTGCATATCTTTTCAGCGAAGATAAGCAGCTTGCAGAAGGGGGTGAAGGACGCTACAGGAGAGGCGATTTGAGCATTTTACACTCAATTTTCAGCGTAGCGGAGTTAAGATTCGGAGAAATGGATACGATGGCTGGTATCTTATTATCCCCAATACTGAACTTCCGGTACCGGGTATCCCGAAATTCTATAATGGCAAACTTGCCCGAAGAAAAATCACGGATAACGTCAGCTGGTGGAAGATCGACTGTAATCTCTTTATTACAATTGTAGCACCTGCCGGCTTCGGAATCTTCCGGTACCGGCGAAAAAGTAAATTCATCGGCAATGAAACGATAGATATCCTGACGCATCTTGGCGATGGGATATACATTGAGTTGGATGGATAATTCTCTCATAATGATTATATTTATTTGATATTCAATAAGTTCGCCACACATAGGACATTTTGTCCGCCATTTTGGGACAAAATGCATAGTTCGGTAGGTGATTTTTCATCCCCTTTTTAACTTCTTTTTATACTCTCGACGTCTTTTTCTTTTCCGAATGTTTTCCCGCCACCGATAGAAGTTTTTTAGCAAGGCATCTTCAGTAATGCTGTCAATACAATAGGAACACAGGAATTTATGAACGATATCGAGGTTGTTAAGCTCATGACCGTTCAAGTCATTCTCATCCATAGCGGTGTGAAGGTCACGGTTGAACATACGGCGTACTTCATTCTCTATGACCTTGGCAGCTCGTGGAGAAAGGTAATTATAGACTTGTGGGTCCTTTCCTATCCGTCGGTCTGGGAGAACAATAGTAAGATTGCCATTGTCCACCGGAGATTGATTCTGATGACGACGGGCCATTAGGGTCCAAATAACGTGATACAAATCTGTATTGTCAGGAATTCTAATGGGTTCATCTGCGCCATTATTATATTTTCCACGCAGATATTCAGCAAGGTAAGGTGTAATCATAATGCTCGTTGTAATCATAGCTTTTTCCTCTAAGAAATATTTTTGAAATAGTTTTTGTTATTTTTGCTTCCAACCGTCCAACCGTCCAACAAAGGAGGGGATTCATATATAAAGTTACTGATTATTATTGAGTTAGCAAAATTTACTATTAGGAAAATACTGTTGGATGGCGTCCAACACGTCCAACAAATGTTTTTTTTTGCTGTTTTTGTTGGACGGTGAATGTTGGACGGTTGAAAAAGCTCAATCCAACACGTCCAACAGCGTCCAACAAAACAACCACTCTGTAGTATATATATATAATTAAAAAGAATATATATACTACTATACAACAGCGAGTTACATTTTAAAATGTTTTTTGCTGTTGGACTGTTGGACTGTTGGACGGTATTTATGAAAAGTTTTCCTTTCAAAACTCTCTCTATTTGCTCTCTTTTTTGTTTCAGGGGGTACGGGGGATTTGGGTGTAGGTTAATAGAGTAATATAGATTAAGGAATAAGGCGCGAAATGTCCGTAAATCAGAATAAAAAAAGCAATTATTCCCGATGGGGTGGCCACCGGGAATAACGCATTGTGAGAATAGGAATACTTCAGATACCATCAGAATTCAATGTCTTGAGGTGCACCGGCCATTCCGATCGGATCATTGTCCGGATTGGGAGTAGATGATTCTTTGGTTACAGAACGCTTAAAGTCTATACCATAGAGTTCTCTGAAAATTTCGTAATTCAATGCTATACAGCTCGAATTAGTGCCTTGTTTCTCGACTTTCCTTACCATATTATTATCGATCTTGATATCGATACCGGTTTCGTTGGGTGTATCCTCTTCAAATCCACCACGAGGAACTTCGACCACTTCGTTCCATGTGAATCGACGGGCATGAATGACGCCGATGTAACTCGGGTTAGAGCGAAGATTCTGTTCAATGGTGGATTGCGTAGATTCTTCCTGGCTATAAGAAGAACGCGCAAATTGAGTGTAGATATTACTAACACGTAGGAAGAGTACCCGATTACCTGCAGGAATTGGTACTTCTCTTTTTTCTCCTCCAGGAAGTTTAATGGTAAGCTTGTCAGGAGTATCAATAGCGAAATCACGTCCTTCACGGATGGCCTTAGTGTCTACCATGACATCCATAGCCTTGAAGAAGGTGGCCAACTTGTCTGTCTTGCTGATGAGTTCTACTTGGAATTTAATTTTATTACAAGCGATTTTGAAAAAATCTTTGTAGGAAAATGGAAGTTTCATATCTGTATAATTTTCGATTAAGTTGCATGTTGCTAAAAATAAAGAAGCTGTTTTCATGAGACGGTCTATTTCTCCAGCATTAGGAAGGGCACTTTTAAGTTCATCGTAGGCTTTTTGCTTGAGTACCCGGAAATGCTCCATAAACAATGGACGGAGTTTGAGAATATCAAAAAGAACGTTAGAAAGACCTATCTTGGCCGGATCCTCAATCTCTTTCAAAGTATTAAATAGTTCAACTTCTTCAGGAGTTCGATTCTTAGGTTTAGGTACTTCACAAACTATAATACGTGACATCAAGGCGTTATCATCACGTTGAGGAGTTTCCTGGCCACATATTATAACCGGCGCAAAGACCTTATCGTTTTCAATTTCCTTTCCGGAGACGCCTTTTCGCTTCTGACGGCCATCACCGTCGTAAACGATACCTTTCAGTGCTTGAAACTTTTGATCTGAAATATCTTTATTATTATATTCATCGAGCACTACCGGTACGTCTCTGAAGGTACTCATCAGCGTGGACATGGCAGCATCGGTACCAATGTTCAAGTTGAAGATGGGTATTTTGGGAGAAATGAAAAGGGAACGGATCGAGATTGCAATCTGAGTTTTACCGGAACTCATAGGCCCCATAAAGAAGGGAGCGGTGAACAGGCGGTCAATGCAGTGGATATTACTACGGAAAGCACACATAATGGCAAAGAGGACAGCCCATTTACCATTGTCGTTAATCTTGTAGACATCGTCCATCAGAGAGGCCCATCGCTCGAAGGTACATCTTTTTTCTGCCGGAATTTCCTTATAGACAAGCTGGGAAATAAGCTCGTACTTGTCGGACTGACGTCCGGATCCAGCGTATATAGTAGAGAATGCCGGCAAATAGTAGTTCTTTTTGTTGTGGGTAACAACTCCGAGCTCATTGACCGGATCAAAGCGAGGCACACCGTCTATGGTGTGAAAAATACCATTGGCAAATGCGAAGAACATATTATCTTCGCGACGGGAAAGTCCGTCTTCCTGCTGATTTCCGTAAGTGGTGACTTCGGTGCAGGTTACAAAATGTCTACTCATATATTCACGTATTTTAGTCCAATGCTTTTCTTCTCCGTTTGTGAAGTTTACTGCCTCGAGCATGATCAGTTCTTCTTCGATGGTAGCCTTCTTGAGTAAAGCCTTGGATGATATTTCGATATATAATGGATTTTTATAATAACGACGGGTTATCTTGAGTACCCGTTTATTGGCTTCTTTGTCGTCGGAATAGATATGTAAAAGAGGAGTGAGATAGAAATCTCCAACCAAGGTGTGGCCGGATTTCTCATTTTTGAAAATGTAGCATACAGGTTCGTGATCTTTGTTTATTTTGGGATAATAGCCGCATTGGCGGAACATCTCCATGTATTCCGGATTATCACTCACATAAGAAGGCAATTCCTCTGGATTGTATTCTTCATCGAAGTCATCATCGGAACGCTGAGCATTGATGGCCATACGTGACTTTCGTTTGGCGAGATAGGGTTTCAATATCTCAGTTAATGCAGTCTTGGTTAGGCCAAGAGCACTGTAGAAATAGGAGTAGTTAACGATACGAACGGAGTCATCAGCATAGCTTATAAGTTCTGCACATCGTTCGACGAATGGTGAGTGTTCTCCTTTGAATTTGGTGAAAAAGAACATGTGAGCTCGCACATAATATTTGGCAAAGTTGAAAGACTGGATATATTCTTCTTCTTCATTCTCCTCTTCGATTTCTTCATCTTCTTCCTCATCCGGATCATTGCTTGAGGATTTCTTTGAGGATTGGACTTCCACCTCTACTGTAATATTCGTGATTCCGGCACGGTACACTGCAGCCAATGCAGCCAAATAGGAGGATTCTTCCCCACTCTTTTCGATGAAAAGTCCGGTTTCGTCTGTCGTAAAAAACTGGCTGGTCTGACGAAGGAGTTGGATATCTGTAATGCTGGGTGTACCATGAATATAAACGATAGGTGCATCTCCATAGAGTGTGATGAACTCCTGGTAATCGGAAGTTATGGTACAGGGTTCACCATTGCAGCGAGTCTCGGCGATCATTTCAATGCCATAAATACCCGGCTTCATTTGCGACTCTTTCTTTAGTGAAGCTGTTTTTGTTTGACGGAGAATACCATTAATTTTGCGCTGGATGACCTCGGTATTGGTACCAAAGATACTGGCTATTGCTTCTATGCATTTGAGAAGAAGGGTTTCTGATGGAATGACAGAAGTCAGTGTACAGAGTTGCTTCAGTGCTTCTTCTTCTTTATTTGGGTCCTCACCGGGATTTTTGCCTCGCAGAGAGATGGCGAAATACTGAACAAAATTCTGTTCACGGTTCATGAGCCATTTTCCGGTATCGAGTTTATATTCCTGGGCAATATTGTCTGGGTCTTTGCCTTCAGGAAGCGGAATTGCACTAACTTCGAAACCAGCACGAAGGAATGCTTCACAATTAACAAGTGAGGCTTTAAGACCTGCAGTATCAGCATCGTAAATCAGGATCACCCTGCGAGTGAAGCGGCCAAGTAACTGGATCTGTTCCGGAGTTAGTGCGGTTCCACTGGTGGCAACCACATTGTTGACACCAACTGCATGTAGAGAAAGAACATCGAATTGACCCTCGACTACATAAGCGCGATCATATCGAGCAATGGCAGTACGTGCCTGGTAAAGACCGAATAGATGAGTACCCTTTTTGAATAAAGGGGTATCGCCTGTGTTAACATACTTACCGGTATTTGGCTGGGGAGTAAGCCAGCGTCCAGTAAATCCATTTATATTCCCTTTACCATCGAAAAAAGGGAATATAATACGATCCTTAAAGGTGTCGTAGGTGTAGCCTTTATCATTTTCTTTTAAAACATCGATTTCGATCAGCCGCCGTTCGGCAAAACCGGCAGCAAGCATTTCTTTTTTAGCAAGATTACCTTCTGGAGCATAGCCTATCCTGAAATTTTTAATAACTTCATCTGTTAAGTTGAAACCTCTTTCATGAAGGTAGAGTTGTGCTTCTGGAAGGTGTTTTTCAAAGAAGGCAACTGCACCTTTCATAGCAATGCGCTGTGCTTCATGCTCGCGATACCTCGTAGCGTCTTCATCAGTCAATACAGGTTTAGGGACCTCAATCCCTACCCTACGTCCAAGCCAAGTGACAGCTTCGTAGAATGACATATTTTCGTGTTCCTGAAGAAACGCGATAACATCTCCACCTTTTCCACAAACAAAGCACTTGAAACTTTGTCGTGAAGAGCTGACGGTCATGGATGGGGTTCGGTCTGCATGAAAAGGGCAAATGCCCAAATAGTTAATTCCTCTCTTTCTTAGGGTGACGAATTCACCGATGACATCTACAATGTCATTGGCATCTTTAATTCGATCTCGTAGTTCGTTATCAATCATTATTTTTCTCCTCAAATATACAGAGTTGACGTGCTTCAAAGGCTTCTTCCAAAGTGATTCCGAAGTAATTGGAGAGCGCGATATACTCTTGTTGGTTGATATTTTTGCGTCCGTGGAAAATATCCCACCAACGCATTTGATTTATGCCAACTTCACGATAAAAAGCGCGAGTTGGCATAAAATTCTCCGGATGCCGGAACTTAATCCGGAGCATCTCTTGTACCAGGTTTCTTTTGACTGTCTGGCCAACAACAATATGTTGCCGATGCATATACAGCTGTATGGCTAAAGGTGAACGTTTCACAATCTCAGACATTTGCTCTGGAGTCATTTTGTTGGCGTTCTCTCTGACAAATTGGTCTTCGTGCGGTTGCCATCTTCCATTGTTCATAGCTTTCTTTCCTCCATATCTGGGTATAATTGTTATTAAATTCGTATTCGGGGTGTTTCTCTATGTAGCTACAGCATAACTTAATGAAAAGCTCCTGCTGATCCGGAATAATCTTTTCTTCGATATCGAAGTAACGCATGACCTTGAGCTTCTCAAGGACATTGTGAACCCTACGTTCGAAGTCAAGGAAGGCATCGGTACCCATCTCGACCATGAAGTGGTCTATCTCATTAAGGTTATTTAGGCGGTACTGTCTCAGGTCGGTCATTTGCTTCAATTTTAAGGAGTTGTTGTTCAATGCACATAAAGACTTCGAAGGCGGTTGACTCCAGCTCTTTTCCACGAGGATTCCTGTAGGTAGATAGTATGGAAAGGATAGCTGAGAGTTCTTGTGGAGTGATGTCATAGAGGCCATAAACTCCACGAGAATCTTTATCTAAATACATGCTCATAGCTTAGTCATTTTTTGTTGCTCCTCGATGCTCCGGAGTGGAAGATCATATTTTCGTTGTCGTTTGGAAGAGTACCGGGAGAAGCATTGGCCGGCATCGTTCCAACGAAGTGTTTTCCACTTTAGAATTGTTTTTCTTTCCCCGGAAATGGTAACTTTCTTAGGGATTGGAACCTGACCATATACCTTGCGGACTGATGAAGAGTTTTTAGCATAGAATATATGGTCTAATTTATAAGAGCAAGCGTTCATGGCAAGCTCAAAGGTAGTGGTATTGTACATTGACATATTCGTTATTTAATTTTAAGTTCAACCTTCTTTGGTTTTTCATCTTCCCATTTGACTTCAGGAAAAAGTCTATCATTTATTAAAAAAGATCTTCCTTTATTATCCCTTAACTCCCATTCTCCGGAAAATTGGTCTTTTTGGGGGTTACTTGTATATAGATATAAGCGTCCATCTTTATCTCTTGCTATGTAATACATGACTTGTACCTTTCTTTATTATTTTTATTTAGAAAACCCTTTGATCACATGTCTGGGAGTGGAATCATTAACTTTTCGTTTTTTCTTTTCGGTAAAATCATACTTGTACCGCCAATAGACACATAAAATATCTTTTGTGCCAATCGTAATGATATATA